AGTAAATCGTATGGTGATTTATTCAAAGAGGATAAGCGTTAATTAGAGAATAATATAGCATAGAAAATTTTCTTAACTTGGACATTCGTTCAAGTATTTCCAAAACAAAAATAAGTAATGAAATATTTTTTCTTATGTTTTTTGCAGACGTGCAAATTCCATAGGATTTTACAACAAAATAATATTAAAACGAAAGGATTTAACAGTAAATTCTAGGATAAATGATTGCGCAATCTCTGTAGATTAAAGGATTTTGACAGAGAATAAAAATAATTATTGTGAACTTAATGGACGACCATTACGTTTGTTAATAGGTGGTTCACCATGCACTCATTGGTCTATTGCACAAAGGAAAAATCGTGAGACAAAAGCAGAGGGAGAAGGATGGGAACTATTCTTAAATTATGTGATGGCGAAAGAAAGGTGGAAACCAGATATCTTCTTGTACGAAAATAATGAATCTGCTGCGGAAGAAATAAAGAGTCAGATTAGTGAGGAATTGGGTTATCCACTATTACATATTAATAGTGCTTTGGTATCAGCACAACAGAGGAAGAGAATTTATTGTACAAATATTCCAAATGTTCCACAACCAGAAGATCGACATATCTTTTTAAAAGACGTACTTGAATATGGAATTGTTGATAAAGAGAAAGCCTATTGTTTAAAACATCAAGCAGGAAATGTACGAGATTATTTAAAAAAACATCATACTCAAGTAGCTTTTACCCCTGGTAATATTGCAGAAAGTGACGAGCCTATTCGCATTGGTGATATAGACACAACTGCTCAGGCTCATAGAGTATATAGCTCAGATGGGAAAAGTGTAAATCTTACAAGTAACGGTGGTGGTCAAGGTGCAAAAACTGGTTTGTATATGACACCAATTTCCATTACAGAAGACAGTTTTAAACATCTCAGTGAAAAAGAAATGGAATATATGGTCAGAACTGTAGCAGGTGGAAGAAATCATTTTGATTTTGGATATATTCAAGTATCTAACAAAGACAAGTCTCAGTGTCTATTGGCAAATCTACATAAAGGTGTTCCCTACAATGTTATGTGTGAAGAGATAGAAGTAATTGATTTAAGTAAATATAAAAAGATTGAGTGGTATGAGAATGGAAACTTATCTGTTGATGGAAAAATGATCTATCTTGTTAAAGACGGTCTTATTGGCTATAAAGATGGATTATATCCAATAAAACTAAAAGATGGATATTATCTTATCCGTAAATTAACACCATTAGAATGTGAAAGACTACAGACATTGCCAGATAATTATACAGCAGCACCAAAAAACAGTGCTACTCAGAGATATAAACAAATTGGTAATGGATGGACGGCAGAAGTAATTATTCACATTTTAAATCATGGATTGAAGAATGTTCCACTAGATTATCCTATTGAAGTTCTAAGTTTGTATGATGGTATTGCTACTGGTAGGTATTGTTTGGAGAAAATGGGATTTACAAATATTACATATAAAGCATATGAAATAGATAAATATGCTATGAATGTTGCCACATATAATTATCCAGATATTGAAGAGTGCGGCGATGTATTCCAGGTTAGAAATGATGATTGGGAATATTAAACAAAGAATAATATAATATGAAGTTTGCAGAAAAGCGGAATTTCTTCTGAATTTTCAGAGAATAAATACATATAAGAACAAAGAAAAGAGGTAACAAAATGAGAGAAACATTAATTGTTGTAGACATGCAGAATGATTTTATTGACGGAACACTTGGCACAAAGGAAGCACAGGCAATTGTATCAAATGTAGCAAAGAAAATTAAGGAGTACAAGGATGCTGGTAAACAGGTAATCTTTACAAGAGACACACACTCTGAGAATTATTTAGAGACATATGAAGGTGTACATCTTCCTGTTATTCACTGTGTAAAAAATACTGTTGGTTGGCAGATTTCCGATAAGTTAGATTTTGATATTGAGAACGATATTCTGATTGATAAGCCTACATTTGGTTGGTTAAATTGGAAGGATTTTGGATTTGAAAGTGTTGAGATTTGCGGATTATGTACCGATATCTGTGTAATTTCAAATGCACTTATTATTAGAGCAAATTATCCTGAGATTGATATTACAGTAGATGCAAGTTGTTGTGCAGGTGTCACACCTGATACCCACAAGGCTGCATTAGCAACTATGAAGATGTGTCAGATCGAAGTGATTGGAGAGTAGAATATGATTAAAATTAATGGCGATATTGTAACAATCAATAAGTTCCCAGATGGAACACCAAGAGTAAATATTGATACAAACAACATTGAGGAAGACTCTTATGATGGCTCTCCTTGTATTTGGATTGAATGGATTTATGAGAGCAACGATGAGATGTTTTATTTGATGTTAGTAAGGAAGCATCTTGAAAGATTTTTTACTAATGTGAATTATTATTTGTCTCTTCCATATATTCCTAATGCACGAATGGATAGAGTAAAAAATGATGATGAAGTATTCACATTGAAGTATTTTTGCGATTTTATCAATTGGTTAGGATTTTCATCAGTTTATGTTTTGGATGCTCACAGTGATGTTTCTACTGCATTACTTAATAACTGTGTAAAAGAAAACCCAAAAGAGTATGTTGATAAAGCTATTTCAAAGATTGGTATGAGAAATCTTGTACTTTATTTCCCAGATGCAGGTGCAGCTAAGAGATATTCAGATTTATTCCCTGAGTTACCGTATTGTTATGGTGAAAAGAAGAGAGATTGGAAGACTGGTAAAATCCTTGGATTAGACATTAGAACAAATGGTATTGATTTGAAGGATAAAGCTGTGTTAATGATTGATGATATTATCGCATATGGCGGTTCACTTTATTATAGTGCAGAAGAATTGAAGAAACATGGTGTAACTGAGATTTATGCGTATGCCACTCATACAGAGAATTCAATTCTTGATAAAGAAAAAGGAACATTGATCAAGTCTTTGGAGAATAATACAGTGAACAGATTATTTACTACAAACAGTTTGTTTAATGGTAATCATGAAAAAATTACAGTTATGGAGGTTTAAAATTATGG